TTTCCAATTCCATAAAAAGAATATAACACCTCCCGCTAAGCTAATAAGAAACCCCACAAGTCCAGCATAAAATAATCGATCAAATCGTTTGTTAATATTTCTCTTGGCTTCAACAAGATCATTAATATCCTTTTGATGGCTATCAACCTTTGTCACAAGTTTTCCGAAATCCCCTGACATTTTTTGAACCGCTTCAAATGTTTTAAAACCAGTTTCTCGAGAATGGCCAAATCCCGTTTCCATGCGTTTGAAGGATTCGGCCAGTATATCCATTTTATGTTTCAGGCCCATATCCTCGACCATGAGCCTCTCCACATCCTTTTGAAGATGTCGAATGTCTTCCTTATTAGTCAAATAGAGATCCAATTCTGTTTTTTTCGATGGCTCATCGGTCATTTCTTTTCCTCGCTATCAAAATTGTAAGGGATATCACCCGGTAAAACCAGCCTCTCGCGTATTTTGATAGCTTCGTGTTCTTAGATATTATTTCGTGATAATTAATTAATCGTTCTGATAGAAATCGTTTGAGCCCCAATTCGTCGGAGCCATGAGCCTGGGCTATCGTAATCGGTCCAACGATGCCATCATCCTTCAATCGTAGTGAGACTTGGAGTGTTCGGATAGCCTTTGAGATTCCCATATTGACTGCCATATCAAAAAGAGAAATGGCGAATTCACGCGGTAAATCATCGCATTTGCATGGATCCCAGAAATCATGTCGATAGATTCGTTTGGCTTCGAGGAGTGTTAAATTCTTAATATCAAGATGGGGGTAGCGCCGTTTTGAAATACCATATCGAGTTTCACCGCCGGGATCATCGGGATCATTCACATGGCCCCCTTCCATTTTTAAAACAAATTCTATCGCGGTATCCCAATCGATTTCCATAAGTAGCCCTTTTTTTGATACTTATTCTATTCTCAGGATTAAACATGATATCTGAAACAGGCATAGAGTTGCTAAGGAATAAAAGCCATCCATCGGAGATTCGGCCCATTTTGAGCAAAATATTGATGAAAATATAACACAGTCAATAATATCCATACTATCTGGATCCTGAGAAGGCAGCCGCAGTTGGCACAATATATTTGGGTTGAAGCGTTTTTTTAATTAATTCAACCAAGGGAGAATTGCTCGTTTGGGATGTTATTAATCTATCTAAATTCCTCGCGGCATCAATTATTTTCCCGCTGACAACTCCGCCATAAACATCGGCTGCCCGTCCAGCTCCGGCCCCTATCAAGGATGAATATCCATGTCCAGGGATAACGGGCTCAAGCGCCAATCCACCCAAAGCCCCAATGAGGGTCCGCGCCGATCCTCTGGCACGATCTCCGGGCGAAAATGCTTCTTTCGCTGCTGTCAAATTCACCTTATCGATAAAATCTTCTCCCGTTTCTTCTGATAGTATCTTGAGAGTTTTTTTGGTTTCTGGTTTTTTATTCAATCCTCTTGAAAGACTCGACAACTTCTGGGCCGTCGAATCAGTTGGGACATAACCAAATCTTGGATCTGTCTTGAATCGAAACTTAGAAGCGGCTTCTTTTAGAGCCTTTGTCGCAGGAGCCAAATGTTTATCCATGATCTCTGCATAATTCCCATTCTCTCTCAATAAATTATTTAGGCCACCTTGAACTTTTTTAGCGGCCAAATTTGTTGGTGTTTCAACAATGCCACCAAACTTTGCATCTCGTCTGACAGATTGGACAATTTCTCTCAATTGATGTTGATCTAGCATTTGGTCGAGTTCTGGTTTGATGCCTTTCTGGCGAATATTATTGACCCTATTGATATACTCATCAATTTTCCGGACAGCTGCCCGATCCGCATCACCTATCTTTGTCTTCCCAGAACCAACAAATTCTCTCCGGGCTTTTTTCAAAACATTAATTATTTTGGATCGAGGTTCTGATTTTAATTTAAGTAGACTATCCCATGCTGCATCATCGAGCTTATCAACACGATCTGATAATCGATTTAAAGTTCCAGCGAATTCATCGGCCAATTCATCAAAATCCTTTGCCTCTCTAACAGCCATCGGACGACGAAAGAAGGTCGATTGTTGCTTCTCGGTTGGGCCAAACAATGTTCGAAGTCCCTTCTGGCCAATCTTTTTAAATCCTTTCCCAACCGTTTTTGTTCCTTTCTTGAGGACATTTCCCGTCGCTTGATAGGGAAGATTAAGGACACTTTCTCCCGTTGGTGTTTTTACTTTCCCGAGAAGAAGGGCAGCAGCCGTATCTTCTACTGTTCCCGTAACGCCCCGATCAGCCTGGTAGGCTCTCAGGGCAGCATTTTTGGCCGATTCAACACCATTGGGCATTTCATTCGCAAAAGCCGCTCCGGCCCGGATCAATTTATTCGCCACATCCACACCAATGGATGGAGGTTCTTCTGTTTTCATGGATGGATCCAATCGCTGGAAAAGAGTGGGAGCGCGAAATCCTTTTCCAGCCGGTGCTCCCTTTGGATATTCGACTGGAACTCGAATAGATTCCCCGACCAATTCCAATGGAACCGATAAGGTTTCGAGACCAACTTGAACGGCTTTCATAGCGACCGACGGGGCATTTTCAAAGAAAGTCGGTTTATGTTTGATAGCTTTCTCGATTTGCTGACGCGAACGAGATATTCCCCTTTCACCATCTTTATATCTTTGATAGCGTTCCGGATCGAAAGCCATATTAATAACCTTCCTCTTGGAGAATTCCATAGGCTTCTTCTTCGGTGTATCCCCCTTCAATTAATTCATTGTATCGAGATTCGGCGTCTTTTGTATCTTCTTCTGATCCTCCAACGATTGAAGAAACGCCATTCCAATCGGCCCCTCCTTCCACTTCTCTTCCAGTTTGATCAAAGGATAGCCGATATCGTTCTGGCCCATTTCCTTCTCCATGAATAATATCGTTATAAATGTTGTATATCCGTTTCATGTTATCGGCTAAAACCTTTGGTTTTTGTTCAATTTCCAAGGATCCGAGCAATTGCATTAAATACCGTTGTTGTTGAACGGGAATTTGCCCCAAAGCACCTCCGGTCGGAGAGGCTTCTCTCATAGCCTGTAAACGATCTATCGATATGTTTGATTTAACGGATTCCGCAAATTTCTCGACGGTATGAGCATCTGATGCAGGGATAAATTTCATGAACATTCCAATTGGACCGGCGGCTGTTGTTGGCCCAAATTGATCCATGTTTTTTTCTAGTATTTTGATCCCTCGATTGATATCCTGAACGACTGTTTTGGCTGCCAGGTCGATGTTTTCTTTTCTTGTTTTTGCTTTCTCTTCTTTCGTTTTGACGCGAACGCCTTCTCTTATTGCCGCGTTTACAAGTTTCTGGGGAACGCCAAGGGGAAATTCCCTCTTTATTCTTTCCACATCACCACTTTGGAGTGCATCCAATGCTTCAGGAGATACCATGGCACCAGCTTCTTTCCCGGAATATGTCGTTTTTACTCCTTTATCATCAATAACGACAGATTTAGTTACTTTTCCTTCCTTAACAGCCTTATCCATAACTTTTTGCATTTGATTCCGTTCTCTTTGAATTGTTTTCTGATTTTCCATTTCCATTTGAAACTTTTTTATTTCAGCCAATTTCACAGCTGTGCTTAATGGATCAACCGATTGTTGCCTTTGATTAAGAGCACCCAAAAAACTTTCGAGAGCCGATCCCCCTCTTCCTCCTGATTGCCCCGCATTTGCGGCTATGATTAAATCTCGAACGGATGCGACCATATATCCTCCCTATGCTGTTGCCAATTATTGTGGTTGACTGAAGATGTCTTTATAAATATCCTTCTGGATTTGACCGCCGACAATATCTCCGCCGATCCGAGAAACCAAATCCAGTACACCCTGAAAAGGGCTTGATTGGGCCACATCAACAGAAGGAACACCAAATTGGGTCGGCGACCTTAGGACTGACGTTAGCGCATCAATTCTCCCCAGATCCTCACCCCGTCTCCGTAAAATCTCTTGTCGCTCTTGATTAATACGGGCGTTTTCTAATTCCCGCTCAAGTCCCCCTACGCCCAGAAGATCACCAATTCGCCCCCTCTGAATGGATTCAAGTAACGAAGAAAGGCCTCCAAGCTGGTTTGCCGCTGTGAGCCTCCTGTCCAGAGCTTGGTTGGTCAATCCAGCAAGCCTTTCCGCAATAATCTGACTTCCTTCGTTTTGGACGTCACCTAACCGTTGAACGGTATTCGTAGAGAAAAGATCTCCAAAAACTCCAGCCTCCCTCTTAAGAGCATCGTTTCTGTCCCTTATTTCGGACTCTAAGCGATCTTTAAAGGGCGCGAAGGTCCCTGCTGGGTCAATTGTTGGGTCGTTTAAAAACTCTAGAGTCGTATCAATTGCTGAAAAAAGAGAGGAAGGCCCTCCTTCTCGGAACCTATCTTCAAAGGCACCAATCGCATCCCTCTCGAGACCTGACAAATCAAATACACCTTCCGGAAGACCAATATCTTCACCGAGTCTTAAATCATTTAGTGTTCCACTGTCAGCCAATTCAAGCAGCTTGCTTCTAGCTAAGGCCTCCTGAGGCGTTTGTAGGGGAACCTGCGTCGAGCTTTTCTTCTTTCCCCCCAATAATGCGGATCCCACGCTTCCAACGCCTCCGAGTAAAAGACCGCCTGTAATTGGATTGAGTCCCATTAGATTCGCCCTCCATTTTTAACAAGATTTTTGATCCCGGATTCCACATCTTTCTTAAGAACCAATTTTTTGTCGTTGGGGCTGAATTCCATAAGATTTCGGATAACGAGAGAGGGGGACATGGGAGCAAAGAGAGATCTGAAATAATAAAGTTTTTTCATGTTTTTCATTGTGTCCGGGATCCGTTCCATTAAGGAATCGTGGCATTTGACGCCTTTCATATCCATTTTCCATTTTGGTCGATCTTCACACCATCGACGGAAAACCTTATAACCGAGAGCTACATTCTTCTTCGATATTTTTTCCCTTAGTTTTGTTGAAATGGATAGATCAACAATTGATACTTTGTGGGCACGCCATTTTGGATGCTCAAATAATTGACCTTCAAATGGATTCGTTTCCAATTCGGGGTCTGTTTCGGTTTGGTTCGGCGGATCTTCCGATTCCCATATCCCCTGAATATTCTTTTTTTCATCAATAAGGACCCATAAACGAGGTCTATCAGAAGATGTGATATACCGCCATCGCGTACTTTTTGTTTGAGTTGCACCAATTCCAAATCGACCCGTTGGATCTCCGGGATCACTGGATCCATTTGACCATGAAGCTAACGCATCGGTTGAAGCCCACGACGCAATGGACGGAAAAAAGCAGAAGTCATTCATTGTAATGCTTCCACTTGAACTGCTTGATCCTGTTGAAGTTAGTATCTTGCCGGAAGTAACGGAGCTGGCAGCCAGATGTTCATTATCAATTGAACCATCGGCATAATGTTCCGAGTCAATGGAATCGTCGGCAATTTTATTGCCGTTTACGCAATCGGCTGAGAGATGCTCATTATCAATTGATCCTGCTACATAATGTTCGGAATCGACTTGATCATCAGCTATTTTTGCACCTGTTACACAATCAGCGGCCAACTTTGCTGTCGATATTCCCCCGTCAGCAGGCAAAGTGAATACAGTATCCCAGGTTGATCCGTTATATCGCTCCAATACGTTTGTTGATGTATTTATATAGAGACGGCCTTCGACCAGGCTATCTCCCGTCGGTCTCGATGCCGTTGCTCCCCTCAGAAATCCAGGGATGAAAATGGGAGTCGATCCTGGTGTTGCCCCAGGAAAAGTAGAAAATTCATGACTCAATGCCTCCGCCAAGGCTGCTTTCATTTCTCTGATGCGGTCATCCCCTTCGCGTGCTAAATCTGTTCCAGCTGGTGTTGTCGCGTCCCAGACGCCCATAATATCCTCCTAGAATACAATGACGCTAAAAGACGTGCTCGAAGCGTCAGATCGTAAATATAAAGTTGTGGCCGTATTTGCCGTTGGCCCATTGTAGATAGTCCCTGCCCCACCCTGTTTGTATACGATGTAGCCGGTCGGCACTTTTCCAAGCCCATGTGAGACACTAAATTCTGTTCCGGGTGTAGCATCGGATGTCACTGTTACCAAAGAAACATCCATATTATCTTCAAAGGATAATCCTCCATCCAAAATCGATTTTAAGTTTTGTTGCCATTCCTCTAAGATTTGGAGCAATCGTTTTAATAAGTCTGGAATCTTTTTTGGATCGGAATCCGTCGTTTTAAATAGCCCTGGGAATGTTGGGTCTTTATATTCTGTCAATTTCGCCTCTCCCGAATTGTACCGCGAATGGAATATTTTTTGATCGTGAAACTCTCTCCGCTTCCATCTTTGCTGAATCGAAACCGTGTTTTCGTTGATATAACGTCAAAATAAAGAATGATCGGTGAATCGTCTGTCGGATAATCGGAACTCAAGCTGATATTTCCATTTGGGAGAGTTATCCAAGATGTTCCGGAATCTGTCGAATATTCCACCTTGAGATCGGTCCCTTTGGCCCATAGTTCGATCAGTGTCCACCTCACGAAATGTCCATAATCAGGTGTTCCTAAATCCTGGGCTGTAAAATCCTTTGTCTCAATGATGCTTTCAACAGCTGATCCATTATCATCGGATCCCGTTGATACCTTTGTCGTAACACCGGATGAATCGCCCATAATCAGGACGGGTTGAGTGTTGGATAGAATTTTGTCATTCCACCGGAAAGTTTGTTCATCCCAATCCCCTACTAAATCATCCCATGTAAATTCCTGCGTGTTTAAAAATAATCCCATTGTCGTCATATTGGATCGATTGTCTTTGTATATTTCACCTGTTCGATAATTGAATTTGTAAATAGTATCGGGTTCGGTATTGGATCCAATGGGAATGGCAATCCAGACCTCATCATCTTCTTCCTTCACAACGGCTTCGGCTTTCATCAAATATTCTGAATTCATTTCGTCTCTTAATTCTTCCTGAATGGGGCTGGGGATCAGTGGCGCGGTAATCCCATTAAATAAATGAATACCATCGGGAGCCAAAAACAATTGCTCTCCGGTCGGAATTGTTACGATGGCTTTATTGCTAACAGCCCCGATTCCTGTTGCTTTCCTATCGAATCGAACGATACTGGAAGTCGTAACCAATTGCCCCACATAAATACTTTCCGTCTTATGGACAGTCAAAAAATTCCCCCATGTTTTCATTCCGGTAATAAATCCTTTATCAAGAAGAAGATTCGTGTTACCTGAATTTCCACCAGACCATGTTTCTGGATCCGATGTATCCGGCCATTGAACACGATAAGGTCTTTCGTTTCCGCTTCCATCGTCAGTGATGTGGGCCAAAAATAAGTAAGGGCCAAATGCTTCCATATATTTGGCTTTGGGGGGGGATCCGCCCAAATCAGCATCATTTCCAGACCCCGTGTATTTTCGGATGGCATCGGCTCCGTTTGTAAAACAAACGATCCGACTACCAGAAAGCAATGGGAATGCGTAATCCACCATATCTGTTTCTGTTCCCGCTAATACTGAATTGGCAATGCTCGACCATGTATCCGTCGATTTGTTGAGAACCTCGACCTTCGTAAGGCCTACGCGAATTAAATGGGTGCTTCCGTTCTCGGTTTCCAGCTCAAAGATTCGCTGAACTCTTTCCGAAAGAGATGATCCAACCGCTGTCGTTCCAGGACGAGATTCCACTATACTTCTCTTGGCTCGAATATTTTGATTCGAGGCGTGAGCTCTGGGATCGATGAATTCCCCTGGCCGGTCAATGACCAATCCTTTAATGGGAAGTGGGATGTTGAGTGTTTGCCTGGGCATAATTAATCGTATGAATCATCCGGCGCTTGAACAAAAACATGATCGCCGGTCGCATATTCCTCCCTTTCCATGGACTGATTTAATTCTTGCTCAGCCCGTTGAGACCAATATCCAGACCGCTCGAAGTCTTCCAAGGCCTCATAAAGATATTTATAAGTAAAAAATTTGAGCATCGACCGATATTCAGCCGTAAAAGGAACGCCTGTCGTTGAGGAGGTAATGGTCCCGCCGAGTTTGGAATAGGTCTTTCGATAACCATAATCTGTTTTATCCGGGATAGGACCGATATAAATATCATTGTTATAGAGGCAGGCGTGTTCAGGAATTCCCCGATCTGACGTTACATTTTGATCGGGATATATTTTATCGAACTTATTCTTAGAAATAATATCCAATGGCCAAGCATCTTCATCATCTTCAACAACGATCCCAGACAGCATTCCATAATCGGATTCCACATCCATTTTAAAATCGCCATCAACAGTGATGCTGTCTGTAATGAGAGTTTCTTGTTGAGATTCTTGGAATTGAAATCGTCGATTTAATTCTTTGACCGCATCCGTAATCGCCTCATAGATTTCCGTATCTTTATCGTCTCTTTTGAATCCACCGCGAAGGAGATAATCTCGGAAATCCGATCCTGTCATGGCGCCCGAAGGTGTGGAGGCCGAGGCGGTTCCCGTCCAGTTAACCTCTCCTGTATCAGCTCGAGTATCAGATTCGGCTGGACTTCCACCAGACTGAATATAAGATACCCAATGATAGGTTCCTCCGGTTACGATAGCCGAAGGGAAATCGGCCGTATAAACACCCGAGGCGGTTCCCAATTCCGTCAAAGAAATATCATAATCGCCAATATTTGCCGTTGCATAGGCTTCGAAGGCGGATGAACTTGTATTCCATACCTGACCATCGGCATTGTATAGATTGACATAAAGTGTTTGGCCTGTAACGCCTAATGGATCAAATATTTCATTTGACATAATTTCTCCCTATAACCCGTTTATTTCAACCAAAACAAGGACCGAACGCTGCATATTTCCATTGGCCCAACCTGTCGTTCCCGATCCACTGACCGTTTTAAATTGAACCTTGTATTCCGTGGAACTTGTCGTCGATGGACTATCCACATAGAGAAGAGTAGCGGGCATCACATCGGTGGCTCCCGCGCTAAATATTTCTGTTAAACCATGTGTCGCGCCGAGATTGGTTCCGTTTCGCGCAATTGTGGCCACGCCCGAAAATCCACTGGCATCATGACTTAAAGTTCCGTTCGCGATAATTAAAACGCTATTCGTTGTGGATGAAGGAGTAATGGATGCTTCTAGACCTGTGTCGGTAAAACTTGTATTGGTTGTTGTCGTCGATCCATTGAGCGTGGCGGAAACAACCTGAATCATTTTAACTTGGTCATAACGAGCAAGATGATAAGCAAGGGTAGCATCAACCTGAGATGTTGGCGCATTGCTTATCGCGGTGAAACTGGATACTGTAATGGTCGAAACGGTGGCGGCATCAAAAGTCAGGGAATCAGCATCCAGATTTGTGACGGACAGGTTTGTTATGGTCCCACTGGAAGCCGTGATAGTCGAGACATCGACTCCCTCTCCTGTATAATCATTTGCTGAAACGTCTCCCGAGAAATTAGCATCCACACCGGTAAGAGTTCCCTCCACTTCAAAATCTCCATGGATTGTTCCACTGGATCCCACATAAAGAAAATCCGAATAAGATGTCGAACCCGATTGAAGTGTTCCTTGATTTAAAATGGCTTCATCGTCCGTCAGGATATCCGTTACATCTGTCAATTGTGTTTCTAATTCTGATTCCGAATCAAGTTCAGTTTCACTAATGTAATCCGTATCTAAATCCGTTGAATCAATACATCCCGAACAGGAAAAATTTGTTACCGATAATGAATCGATGGTTCCGCTACTGGTAGCGGTTATGGTTGAGACCGTCAGGCTTTCGGAGGTCGGGTCGTCACCCAAAAGAAGAGATCCACCAGATTCCTGAAAATCTGTGGAATCGTAATTTAAATATATATTCACGTTTCCCGATGAATTTTGGGAGGACGTTAAGACATTGTTGACGGAAATGGTCGATACGTCTGCATCAATTTCAACGCCCGTATCTTGGATGACAAGCGTCCCAACACCGCCTGTAAGAGAGGTTCCGTCAACAAAATGAATGGAGGATACATTGCTGATTGTTGATACTTCGAGATAGGTTAGTGTTCCGGTCGATACCGATAGAACATTGGTCGTTGTGGAATAGGTGAGATCAGAATTCGATCCAAATAGACCGTCATTATTGAATTGAATTTCTCCATTTGATCCACCAGGAAGAGTCAATAGAGATGTGATTCGGGCTGAGACCGGGGAAGCAAAAGACAGAATCAATCCAAAGACCAAATATTTCATTTTTATCCATTTTGTCAATTTCTATTCCCCTTCTAGGGATTGCTGACACCCGTCGATGATGTCCAAGTCGGTGCATCATTAGGGGAACCATGATAATCATTCCCTGATCGATCAAGGACAGAACTAGCTCCTTCGACGGAGACCCCCTCAACTCCTTGATCGAGAGTCCAATGTCCTACCAACCCATCTGTCAAATGAATACGGGATCGAGATAAGGCAATTGATTCAATCTCAGCCGCGTTTAAGGCTCGATTGTATATCCGAACATCATCCACATATCCTTCGTAATAATTGGCTGGTGTTCCGCCCACAACGCGATATCCAATCGTAAAAGGGCCATCGCAATCAATATCTCCTACGCTCGATATGTCTCCCGTTGAAACTTCCACCCCATCGACATAACCATGGAAGGAATCATCGGATCGATCAATGACGCCTGCATAATGATGCCAAGTATCCGATGACATATTGGCCACCAATCCAGGGTCTCCATTTCCGGCGGAATCCCGAAGACGCCAATTCACTTCCTCACCAGAATCGGTGATGAAAAAATCGAAGAAACTGGTTCCGCCTGTCGAATTCCATTTGGAAACAACCTGAGGACCGGATCCATTGGATTGAGCCCATGCCATATAGGTAAAAGAATCCGTTCCGGGTTCTAGATCGGCATTGGTGGAGGTCGATATGCCATCATTTGCCCCATCAGAATAAACAGCCGAATAGGCTGACATGGATAAGGTGAAAACAAATAAGAGGGCTAATTTCTTAATCATCTTTCTTTTATAACCACCTTTCGAACTTCAATATCACCAGAAGCCCCATCGCTGGCATGATCGGCATTTCGGCCGAATCGAACCGTTATAAGATCTCCCTCTTTACAAGAATCGTCATTGGTCAAATTCGTAGAAACAACATCCAAATAACCAGCTGTCCCAGGGACAGTGGTAGTGGATCCGTTGACTGAATCAAACGAAGCCGAATCCAGATCGGCTGAATCCGCATCGGTCACACACATTAATTCAACCTCCGTGACTACATCGCCGGAAGTTGCACTGGCCATCGAATAATAAATATCCGCGACCATCGTCCCATCATTGAAGGGATAGAGAATTGTTGACCATGTAACTGTTTCATCCGTCGAAGCATCACAGAGCAAAGAACTGGTAACGGCATTGGTTGAGTTTGATATTGCACACGGATTAGAATCCGGCAATTTAGCTTGGTCCGGATTAAAAACATAGAAATAATTCGCCGAGGCAGCTGTTGTTCCGACGAGTCCTGTTACTGTCGCGGTTAGATCCAGTCCACCAAATGTTGGTGGAGTATAATTAAGTCGAAGAAATCGATATCCCATATCACCGAAATCCCATACTGTAGTCCCGTCAGCCGAATAAGTTACGGATGTAACAGCGATTCCATTGACGACCGTTCCGGTGAGATCCGACCAATTACTTCCGTCATTTGAGACTTGCCAATAGAATCCTGTATTATACGCCGCACTGAAGGTTATGGGAGTCAATGTGAAGGATCCACCCCCGGTAACGCCCGTGATATCAACAGCTGATCCCGCAACCGCATTGCTCTTACTGGATGCTAATTGATACGCATTTTCGCCCTGTTTAATCACATAATAAGTCGTTTGATCGGTCAATCCGCCTGGATCGGTTCCTGATACATTGGCAAATAAAAGACCCAATCCTTGACCGAATCCGTGAGACGTTTGTGAAATAGTATCTTCGTCAGGATCAATATCGGAGCTGATTCCATATGTCCAATTTGAAATGGTTATCCCGGTCGTTGAGGCACTGGCAAAATAAGCAGATCCACTTGGATCAATTTCGGTTAAGGTGATGACATTGACAGATGTGGATGTTGAAAATATAGCCCCCAAAGTCGAATCGTTTCCAATGGCATCCGCCAAATTATCGGCGGATGTGGCCGAATCCGTAACAATATTGAAGTCGGTGTCTTCGGTTAAAGTTACGCCGTAAATCGTGACAGAAGGTGCATCGATTCCGCCCGATAAAGCGGAGGCCGATACAACCAAATTCGAATCATCGGTACTTAGGAGGGAAATATCATTCCCGGAAGTTCCGAGGGATCGAGCGGTGACGGTGACTGTTGAAACACTACTGGTGGCGGTAACATCGGGGTGACGAGCTGCAATAACGGCCGCGAGATTTGAGGCCGATACCGTCGAAGAGGTTTCGGCATCGAAGTCCGTTCCTTCCGTAAAACGACGACCGGCAATTATGATGGAATCTCCGCTAACGGCTGTGTAATCTTGGAAATTAATCGTCGCCGAGGCGGCTGTCCCAATTAATCCTGTTATATCGTCTGGAATGGTGATCGTGAGGTTGGCTAAGACCCCATCACTGACAGTATCGGCAGAGGGACTGGAATCTTCATAAACGGCTTGAACGCTAACTTGGCCGAATCGGCTAATATCGGTGGAATTGGTTCGGGTGGATCCTTGAGCAGTCCAGGAAACGAAATCATAGGTCACGGTTTCGCCAAACGCTAGACTCCCCATCAAGAATAAGAGTGGAAACAATGTCTTTTTTAGCATGGCGGATTCGCCTCCATTACGGAAATTAAAAAAGTGCCCAGCCTTTCACCGGGCTCGGAAGCACGAAGAAAAAAGGGAATCCAATCTCCCGCTTCTATTTGGGCGTTATTTAAAGACCTTCGTCTTCACCAATCGCAAAGATGGTGATGGCAGCACCCGTCCAATCGGTGGCAGCCGTCCCGTCATTCTCAAGCTCCGTGAGAGTCACGGTGGTCGTCGATACGACAGCCTGAACCAATGAGAGAGCAGCATCCATTCCAGCCGATATGATGGCAAAGGCAACATCAATCGAGCTGAACCAAGTGGCCAAAGCGACGGTATCTCCATTCGCCTGCGGAGTAACCGTAAAGACTTTGAGTTTTTTTGTTCCCGCCGATGCATCAAGCGAAAGAACAAGTGTGGCTGTTAAAGCGGCCATAGTGAATACCTCCTATTCAAATAATCAAGACACTTAGGCAATGGCCGCAGTGTCAATCGCAATACATCCATATTCCAATGAATTGAACATGATTTTCTGAACACCGCCGATGAAGCTGATCGCCACACCGTCTTTGTTCTTATAATCGAATTGCTCAACAACCAAGGCATCGGGGTTAGAGGCTTCCGCCACCGCAACCGCACCTTTTCCGCAGAAAATTGCTCGAGCGGAATCCACACCGAAATCGGTCCCAGAGGATGCACCCCGAAAGCTGTTTCCAGCCACCGAAATGTCCAGCCAAGGACAGAATTCGTTTCGAAGGAGAAGCGTATTCCCCCAGAATCCGAGAGCGCCTCGAAAGACAGGATTACTTTGAGATCGTTCACGAGCATTTTCTTGAGCGGTTTTCCAATCAGATGATTTACGGATATCGCGAGCTTGAAGAGGATGGAGATAACAAACATAGAAATCACCAGCCGGATCTTCAATGGGTTGGATTTTTGGATCGGCCAGATGAGCTTTGGTTTCAGCATCAGTGATGAGATCCAAGTCCATGGTATCACCTGAGTCAGCCGTTGCCATCGAGTGACCGGCGGCGTTCAAGTAACGATCTCCTGAACCCGTTGCCGATGCGGTATCCGCATTAGGAATGAAATCGGGAGTGTTTGACCATGTGGCCCTTGTTCCCACAACACGCCCATTGACATCGGTCAATGTGGTATTGGTAACACCGCCCAGCTTTAAAAATATTTGCTGAACGATAAACTCCTTCATCCAGACGCGGAGGTTTTCACGGGCTGGCTTGATCTGGTCATAGACAACCTTTTGGGCGTCTAATTTTCCTTTTAAACGAACGGCTTCCCGGATTTGATCAATGGCAACTTGCTCATTGAACGATTCCATGGCCTCTTCGTTTCCTTCAAGTTCAGCGTCACCTGTGACACCAAACCCATCCAATCGAGCAACCATTGAGAGATTAGCTGTATCTCCCTTCTTTTCCATAAGATCTCGTTTCTTTATAACAACACCATTTCCGTTTTCTTCCATGGTGGTGAAGCGCATAATATTATCGACGTCACGCGCCACGTCGGCCATAAGCTCCTTAGACCATAGTTCTTGCCTATTGGCATCAATTGTTACTGTATTCGACATTGAGGGCCTCCCTTACGTGAAAATTATCCACGCACTAGGCGATTCACAACATCGGGATGTTTGGCTCGGAAGTCGTTATAGGTTTGGCTGTCCATGGCATTCAAGTCATCGATGGTGACATCTTCGACTGAAAGCACCCGACGGCCTCCGGATCCCGTTATTGAAGCTGAAGAACCTGTGCGAGATTCATTTTTCTTGATTCTTTCTTCTTCTTCGGGTGTGAGGCCCCCGTCGTCCTGTTCGGCATTTGGATTATGAGGTTCGGCGCTCGGGCCGCGAGATTTGTCTTCCGATGGTAAATACTCAAGAGCAATTTTACCCAGATCATAAGCCATATCCGCTACGTTATAGTCGTCTATAGACATCTGATCCGCTTGAACGGATGACGCTTGTATGCTTCTTAGCAAGGCAAACGCCTTTTTTCGAGCTCCTATTGGCAATGTTTTGAGATTGACTTCATTCAAAAACACTCCGGTTTTTGGATCCCGGTCTACCAATTTCTTACCCAGATTGACGATATTATCGAAATCCGGATATTCACTTCTAGCATGATTTTCTTGGATTAGCAAGGCTTCGTTGATTTTTTTGGCCTCATCATTGGTTTTATCCTTAGCCTCTCTTTCCGCATTTTTCTCATCATCCTTCATGGTTTTCATCATTTCGCGGAATTCTTTTCGGGTCATTGGCTTTTCTTCTTTCTCTGGATCTTCCTGGGGAGGAGGCGTTCCCGGTTCTAATTTCACCATCCGGGATTTTAAGTCATCTATCTCTTTTAAAGCACGATCTCGCTCCCGTTCGGCCGCCTGGGCCCTAGATTTAAAATGCTTTTGCTGAAAATACAGGCCCGAAACATTACGGAGCTTATGAGAAGCCTGTGAATCCCGACCAAATGTTTCACGTAGAACTTTTTCCTCTGTCTCATTCAAAGCGAAATCATCAATAGTGGGTTTATTTTGAGGATGGGGAATCGACTCAGGCCTCTTATTATCAGGCGGTTTTTCTTCTTTGGGTGGTTTGTTTTTATCTTGATCGTCAGTCTTTTTCGGTTCCTCTGGAGATTTCTTCTCTTCGGCAAACATCTTATTCTTTTTCCCCATCTCAATCTCTTCCGGGGACCATCCTTGCTTTTCGGCTTGTTCGAGTGTCATCCTTTCCGGAGCAGGTGGCAAAACGGCCTTGGCCGGAAGCTCATAAGTCTTTTTATTCTTATCCGCTTCTTTGGGTGCATCTTGGACTATCGGATTTGTCATTTCTTTCCTCTCTTTGTTTTATTTTCCTCTCTTTTCCAATCGAGCTCTCTGAAGATTGGATCTTTCCTCGCGGCTGAGAATAACCCGCTTCGGGTTGATCCAAATCTTCATTCGACGATAAAATATTCGGTCTTTATCTTTATCCCCAACCAATATAGCCCCATCCGGTGCCTCAAAAAGCTTTTGATGGACTGGATCAAAGTCAGGGACCGATTTATCAATAGACGGTTTCTCATTTCGGCCTTTCTTCTGCCGAAGCCGATCCAGTCGATTATCGTGGTCGTCCTTTGGATCAACTGGTATGGCCTGAACCGGTTCTTGAGCCGTTTCTGGCAATGGATTTGGTTCTTTACTTTTTGGATTTGGTAACTTTTTTTTGCGTGGGGGCATGATTGTATCTCCTTTTCAATCTCTTTTTCTGAAGGATCACCGATTTTTTCCTAGCTTCAATCATATCCTTCTCACCATGTAAGACTTTTTTCTCTGTCATCCCTGTGCTCCTTTTGCTGTCGATTGTTGCTGTCGAAAGAATTTTGATTTGACATGGGCCGGAAGATCCGATTCATCCAATAAAACTTCCGGATTGAAAGAATTCGGAAAAAGCTGGGCAAGCTCTTTAACCTCATCAAATCGCGCTTTTTTCATTGTTTCACTCATCACAGCCTCCCCAACGGTCACGTCATATTTCCCAATGTTGATATCCGTTAAGACTTTATTGATGGAGAGATTAAGAGCCTTCTCCGATTCGTCCGTCATTTCCTGTGTTACTTGACCCGTCTTTGGATCTTGGACTAGCTGGGAGAAGTTTTTCTTAATGAAGGTTGGACCCAATATCTTTTTAACAGCTCGGATATGGAAGATCTCCGAGAATTGGGAGAGGATGAATCGACCTGCCAATTTCTTGGTTCGGCTCAAATTATCATAGAGCTTCTGGACATTGACCACGCCTTGCCTTTGGCGAAGAGCGATGGCCTTACCACTAGACTGACCACCATCCGAAACGGCAAGTAAATCAGCATTGATTCCCGTTTGGGCCTTGATTGATTCGGCTGATTCTTCGGAACTAAAGACATGGCCCTGGCTGAGAGGCATGGGAAACATACGCTCTGGCTTCTGGTGGCCCTTTTTATATTCCAAGTTCACATTGGGCGTTGATCCGTAATCAGCCACCTTCTTACGATCTACCCAGGCTCCTTGCTCTGTCAACCAGCCAGAATTGGTCGTCCCATCCAAGAATCGGAGGTATTGTGTCTTTCGCTTATTATGCTCCTCCTGAGAGGATTTGGAGCCCCGAACCAACCCTTGAACACCGAGATGTTGATCCTGCGTCTGAAAGCTATTGGCAATATTAGACCAATGAGCGAAATAGGGAATGAATGGCCAATTTCGCCACCGGGGATAGAACCACGCTATTTCATCCGATAATGGCTCAGTCAACCCACCTGTCATAACATACCGCCATATCTGGGGAACCAGTCTCTTCTGTATGCGAAATCGTCCCTTATTATTGGAATCGGCCTCAACCATCCGTTTCACATTCTCTTTGGCAATTTCCTCTAGTGTTTTCGGATTTTTTTTATCCGTCTTAATAACTTCGATTAAATCTCCTTCATTCAAGTCAAAGACAAAAACACCCTCAACCCACTTTTTGTAATACCGCTCCAAGAGGTCAAATGTCCCTCTCTTCTGGCCATCAAAAAAGAGACCATCTCTGTTTTTCGTGGGATAATCTCGGAGTTGTGCGTGCGTTCCGGTTTTGGAAAGGATGCCAGGATCGAGCAATCCTTCTTTTAAACCTTCAATCTTATTCTTCATATCAGGGAAAAGTGTTTGAAGATCACCCTTTTCTATGCAAGGGGTATACTTATAGATATAGGGAACATCGGACAGATCGTACTCAGCCCATCCTGGTTTGGGATAGATTTGATCGAAGTTTAACTTCTTCCAACGCGGCTTAGGGCTTAAAAGATTGAACGTCGAATCCAACCATAATTCGAGGTAAGACTCTCCACCAGTAATCCCATCCTCAAACATCTCAGAGAATTTATCGGATCCGTCGGATTGCTTCATGACGTTTTTGAAGAGTGCCGTGGCAATAGACGCTTCAATAGTATCCTCTTCTCCTTCTGGAAAGGCTTTAAATTCCGATCTGTTTTGACGCTCTAAACCAGAAAGAAGAAAGATATTGGTCCGTATTCGGTTATCGGTAATTGGCTTCACTTTCTTTTTCCGAAGTTTTGCCACCACATCATCATCCCATTGCTTTCCCAGGGAAAACAAATGATCTTTGGTTTGTTCCTCTGTCAGCTTCTTTTTGGCTTCATGAGCCTCAAGGAATTCTGATAAGACTTTCGAATTTGTTAGTTCATCTTTTTTGGCCATGTTTGTTATTCTCCCTCCAACGAAAAAAGGGCCGTTTCCAGAGGCTACCACACCTCTAAAAACGACCCTATAAATCGTTGGTTTCCGCTCGTTATAGGCGATTAAGTGGGAGCTACCCACAGACGGAATATTTTAAATTGTTCGGTTATCGACCTCTTCTATAACTTGAATTAATCGCCCTCGCTTGCTTCTGAGCTTTTACCAGACTCCGATGACCACCCCCATCTCGAGCAACTCCTCTCGCTGTACGAGGAATCCGTCCCGATTTGGCCTCAACGACTCGATATTTTCCATTCCGCAACGATACTTTAACTGGCATTGTCTTTCTCCTCTCGATCATAAAACTCTTTTATTTTAAGCAAATTATTCCGGAATTCCTCAGGTTTTGTTTCTTTTTCTTTTTGACGAAGTACGGATACGGCATGTTTTCCGCCTGGAATCGCCCATCCAATAACCACATATCGATTCTCATGAGACGTCCGAATCTCGATTTTGGTTTTTGGATAGACTTCTCGAATGGCCCGAATAGCCCATTTGTAAGCCTCTTTAATTTCTTTCGATGTATCGGGCTTGACGGGACTCAATCCCGATCTACCTTTTTCCGGTTGAACAAACTTCCCAATTCATCCCGATTCTTAGGCATAATGACTTTCGCATTGGATCGTGTTCTCGTATCGAATCCTGATTTTTCTTTTTTAAGTTGGTTGGCTCTTCGGATTTGTCGAATTGATCCATTCTTTCCCGGTGTAAATAAATACTCTTTGTCTCCTTCTCGTCTCATTCGTTGCTTGGCCATTGTTGATCTCCTTTTTTAAAGTGCCATGGGATCTTCATCGATCACTGCATCCCTTTCTTCACGAAGTCTATATTTATCTTTCTCCGTAATCACATCCACCTGTTCAACTGCCCAAAGTCCGTTAACGAAGGCATCCGCACAGTCCGGGCTTCGGCCCAATCGTTTCTTGATATCCTCTTTGGATTCTATCTGGAAAACGCCATTGGATTTAATCGCTTTGTACTTGATCCAATTCAATTCCTCCACCAAATCTTCGTCTTCTGGGTCAATATCGATCTTTTCTGATTCGAGAAGATTGGCAGCATTATCGTAAATCTCGGCCCGTGTGTTATAAAACTTCTGAGGCTGTGTCGATTTCCTTGAGGAATTCACATAAATGACCTGATACCCCAGCTCCGTCAAGCGATCCGCTACACCGGCCCCAACCCCAATTTCATCAACGGCAAAGGCTTTAATTCCGTTCTTTTTCGCAAAAATCACCGCTAGGCCCACCGTTTCCATCGTATTCTTCTTCTCCCACGATTGTTTATCAATCATGAATGTTTCTTTCCGTGCTCCTTGCTCAAGCGCGTAGAAGACTGTTTTATCATCTCCATATCGAGCCACATCAATCGTAATGATCTTTCGGATGGGAGGCTGAATATTCAAATCTTTTTCGCGTGCTTTATCAATCCATTGGGAGTTGATAATCAAATCGGCGGTATCACTGTCTTCCCAGGAATTTTCTACAAATCGGCTGTAAATGCTTGGCTTTCTCTTCTTTAGGATCTCAAGGCTCTTAAGAAATTCGGGCGAAAGGTTTTTTTCGTTGTCATGAGTCTTTGCTTCATAAAGTTCCCCATTCTCAAGTTTTCCCGCCTTCCAGAGCTTATGAATCCAATTGCGGCCCCGTGTGTTGGCTGTAATAAAGCCCGAGTGCGGCATCCCTTTGCGTCTCAATCGACCAAAAAGCATAAAAAAGATCTCATCTGTTTCCAATTCCTCTGCCTGTTCAATCCAAAACCAACCTAAATTGATATTTTGGATGTTATTTAGCTCTTCCAGATGTCGGAACATGATGATCGAACCATTCGGGAAATCGACTTCTCGGGAGGAATTGACACCCAATCCGGTGTAAATCTCAAAATCTTTTATAGTGGAGTCCTTAAGATCGGTATATTCCTTTCGGAAGATGGCCCCCAGGTTGTTCTCATGGCCCTCTGAGAGCCTCATGGCGCGACAAATCCCACATAACGACTTACCAGTCCCCCACCCCCCAATAAACGCAGGGTAGCGCGCTTTTGACGCAATGAAGGCCCTTTGAACAGGGATAGGCCGAATGATGGTGTCATTTTTGTTAAAGGTGGGCTTTTCTTTAGTCTTGGTCGCCATTGTCTTTGTCGTCATCCCCATCCATGATGATAACCAACCTCTTCTTTTGTTCGAACTTATGGTGGAGATCCTGGGCTGGCTTGCCATGGGCGATAGGTTGAATCTCTTTAAAGACCGGGAACCACGTATCGAAATCGTCTGATTTGAGGGCTTTTTCTAGCTTCTTTAAGAATATTTCGCTCTTAAGAGCCCGATCACACCACTCCCGGAACCAGCCTGGTTTTCGCCCTGCGTTCTTTGGGTTGCCTATATTTCTTCTTTCTTTAGCCATATCCTCAAATATCCTAAATAGAGCTTATTCACTTCTATTTCTAGATTCGATTATTATTTGCATCTTCCGTCACTTCTCCTTTCATCTGCTCGACCATCTCTCTTAAATACCGACGACAATCCCATATTCTTAGGTCAAATAAATAAGCAAACATATCAGGGTTTATAACCCCATAATAATTGCCATCGGACCCAATATAGAATGGGCTCTTGTTCCTATTGGGCATTCGTGAAATTCGGCATCCATTTGCAGCTCTCCGCACCATGGACATAAGACTTCAGGCGTCCAATTGAAATTGGACATGGTATTTTTCACCGACCTTAAACCGATCTTTATCCATCGACATAATAATCACCGATTGAATAAGATCCCCGGTACTGGCACCAAACCCCAGATCATTTTTGAGAGTTCCAAACTCATAACGATAGCGAACAACGCGGGTCATTCCCTGTCCACTTGAGATGCTTTCTTCTGTTTTCGAAAGGCAAATAATCTTTTTAAAGGGTCGTTCCCCTTTCGGAGAGGGTTTGGAATGGGGAAGGATAGCTTCAAGATCACTCATGTTCGGATTCCCATTTTCTCTTTAAGTTGATTTTTGAGGCGTTCAAATTGGGTTCGCCTGTAAGTCTGGGGAAGGTGTTGGAGACCTTGATTCATATTCTTTCGGAGCCGCTTAGCAAGCCGGTAGGCTCGCCGATGGCCCCGGCTTGCCAGCGTGCTCCCAAATTGATCATAGAGTCGAATTTGTTTCTGGGAATATTCTCCATATATCTCTTGCCTGAGTTTCTTGGCTTGAACTTGTCTCATTTCTGCCAGCTCTCATCGCGCTGTTGTCTGCATTCGGACAGTTCCCGTTCCAGAAGATCAATATAGATTTTTGCTTTTCGTTGGAGGTCGAGGCACTCTTCATCACAGGCTTTGAAGCCTTCATTGTAACCGATGGTTCTAAGTTTTTTCTTCTGAGCGGAGGTCGCGCAGGCAGAGAAAACGAGAAAAGAAATCAAAATGAGAATCATTCGGCTTTGCATGGGCCTGATTTTAATCCCATTTCTTTTGATTTTCAAGCTATTAATGGATTTATTTTTTCTTGGACTTAATTTTATGAGCGTTGGTAAGTTTGAGCCGAATGGTTTTCTCTTTGTAGTTCCGATAAGAATAAATATGGTCAAAGGCATATTGATCGCCACGAAGGGTGAGAATTCGGCGACCGGTGAGGGGATGTTTTGAAAGTTCGAATTCAGGCTCCCCCTCTTCAACCACAATCCAGATTTCATTCATCTCATGAGATTTTGTCATTCTCTTCATTCTCAATTCATAGCAACGAGCGTATCCAAGACACCTTCTGGAATGAAATAAAAAAGAGGCGGCTTCTGATAGGGTGTTTGGATCGGAGCAAAATCCTTTTGGCAATAATGGATGACCGGGCATGGCTTCATCCCCTCGTCTATCTCAACCACATCAACATCCAAGATTAAATGACAAGCGCCACAGGTTATTTTCGTATGGTATTTCTTCATGATTGAAGTTTACCGATAAGTTCCTTTGATGTCGAAGGGTTATTTCAATTAATCCATGTGAAAACCGGTCATGGGCCCATCATTGTAGTAAATGTCTTTATGATCCGGCCGGAATCCAGATCGAAAGAAGGCAACGATATTTTCCCCTGTTTTTTCCGTCTCTGTGAAAGGGTGTTCTCTCTTCTTGATCACCTTCCATGTTGAATAATAACTAGGTTCCAGATTTAAAAACCCAGAGGGACTCCACCGCTGAAGAGCAGAAGGGGAATAGGTTCCCGGCGATTGATCTCCTTTTTTGTAGGTGATGTGGACGATTCCTTTCTTTCGGAAATTAGGGTGATCCGGTTTCGTTTCCCAGGCCAGGATCTTGGTTCCATAAAAGCTCTCATCAATCTCTTTCTCTTCGAGGGAAGGAATATAGATAATGGAGGTGGCCCCAGCGGTTTCCCACCGCGTCACACCCTTTCCCCTCATGAGCTTTGGGGGCCAAGAGGCGTATCCCAGACCAGGGCAATCTGGACATTGCATGAGTCCTTTGCACCGGGGACCCCGAACATTCCAAGAGCGGGGTATTTTATTTAAAGGCGGTGGCCAATCGGTGTGCAATTTAACCTTTCCTGTCCCATTGTAGTTGCGAAGATGATCCGGCAAGACACAGGGATAACGATTAAATTTCTTATATATATAATCGTCAAGGCGAGACATTATTGATACCGAGGGTGAGTGAAAGCAGAATCACGACCTTGCCGGGATCGGAGTTTAACCAGTTTGGATTTCCAGTTAGAAGGAAGAAGGCGGCGGCGCGTATAATCGGCAACAGACAGTTCATTCTCATACGCCATCCGGGCAATAAATTCATATTCGTCCTTATCCGTTCGGTAATGATTATCGATTGGACGGGACTTTGTGAATCGCTTTCTCTTCTGGTTTGTCATGCTACCATTGATGGTATCATATTTCGCCATGATCCTCATCTCCTGAAAAATCTTCATCCATAGTCCGTTGAATCATCCGCTGGCCATTTAAATCTTTCTCTTTTTGGCCACACTCCGGACATCGGGTTTGCAATTGGTTATCAAACCAAACGTGACGACATCTTTTGCAAAAGTTTTCCATGCAAGCCATTAGGCCCCCTTACATAGGATATTTGAAACTCTGTCTTTTAAATATCCTCCAAAATATTATTTATGATGCCCTCTTCGATTCACTGAAAACCAATTTGGGTCAAGAGCAATAGAAACATCTTTGTACGCCGAAGATAAATGTCTCTCATATTCTGCTTCAGACTTAAACTCCAAACCGCATTCGCAGCACTCAATAGGATAATCTCTGGACCCTTCTGCTGGACACTTGCCTTTGTGCCAATCTTGGTCTGATTTGGTTCTCAATTCTTTTCCGCATCCTGGACACTTCATGTTCAAGCCCATATAAGCGAACCGCCTAACCTTTCTGACACGTCTTTGCTTATTTGGGATAAGAGATGGATCTTGGCTTCAATCTGAAACTCATCGGTCTCTACCTTTAATTCTTCCAATGTTTCTCTCACCTTTTCCACTTTGTTCGTAAGGCGGTCTATCGTTTCTAACTTAATCATTTGAACGCTTTCCATTTTCTTCCTCCTCTAATACAGACTCTAAATATCCGGGTTCCATTTCTTCGTAGACGGTGAAAATAGGCTCTCCCGGTTCAAAGAAATAAACGCTTTCGGTTCCGTCCTTCCATTGGCAGGTCACTATCGTGTACCCTGTGTCTCCTTTTATTTCCCGGCATTCCTGGGGTAACTCTGATGATTTCACATTCGAAGCCAGAATCATTGAAACTATTAGAGCCATAAAAATTCTCATAGCTGGGCAACCGCCTTCTTAAGCGTCTTTTTCATTGACCACTGAAAGATAGACCCACTATTAAACCGAACGGATCGAACAATATTGCCGTCATCGGTATCAACAAGAATGGCAGTAAAGGACTGAAAGACTTTATTCACAGGGAATGAGTCCTCAATCGAATAACTATACCGGAGAATATAATCAGATGATACGGCGGGATCAACCACCTCAAATCCACGCTCCATAAGAAGCCCTTCCAATTGCGCCTTGACGTTATAGGGATCGACCGTCATCTGACTCATGATCATGACTGTGGCCTGAGGCTTTAAGTTGGGCTCTGTTTTTTTGACTGATCGAGAAAGACTGGCACATCCTTGAAGCATAAGAACGACGATGAGAGCATTGATAATTTTCATAATTATCCTCCTTAGTATCCTTTCCGCCCTTCGCATTTTTGGGGTTGGTAATGAACAAACGAATCACAGAAGATGTGATGATAATGCTGATATAACTCTTGAGATTTGAGACTCATTCTCTGGGCGAGATTGGTAAAAAAGAATATCCTCCCTTCGAATAGATTCATGTCCTTTTCATTTTCAACCATGTCAATGGCACGATCCAATCGCTTAAGGCCTTCTCTCAGCTCTGAAACGATTACATCTTTTGTCATAACAATGTCATCCATAAAATTCCTCCTTTTAAAAATAACGACGTGTTTCTCGTTTTGGATAGAGTGGCTTAATATACGCCAAGTCTTGCGTGCTTGTTTTCATGAAACAGGGATCACAAAGATCAATCTTATGGCCGGTGTTTCGAAAAACCCGATAAACCGCTTTTCGTTCTTTGTGTTCACTGGATTCACAGAGAGGATTTTTAGCGAACGGATCCACAGTTTTCCTCCTTATCCTTATACGGATTGGGCTCAATATGAATCCAAACTTCCCGAAAGCCCCAATAGAGAATGGCCACAATCAAATGTCCAACCAAAATACGCATATCGTCAAACTTATCCCATAGGGCAAAACCCATCACGACATGAACAAACGACAGAAACGCCAGTGTTAGTTCTAACATAACCCCTCCTCTATTTTTTATTTCCACCATAGTAATACCGATTGTAATTTGGATCCGGAAACCAACCTACTTTGACCGGTGCATTGATGGGCTCAGTTTCCAGGCCTTTCTCATCTAAATATTCATTGATGGTTTGCTTCTGCCCCGGCCCTTTAAGAGTCCAGGATATGATCCCTCGATCATGAGACGGAGGCCGTTCGTTTGGTTCCTCCTGCGTTAGATTCGGATGAAGCTTGTCAAAGAGTTGATTTTGAAGAATGGCTTCAAGCTCTTGGACCTTTCTTAATTTCTCTTCTATCTCCGATCTGTCTGATTTTAAAGAAAGGGCCTTGATCGATTCGTGAAGGTGGTCAAAATGAATCTGGTAGGTTTGTTGAAGTGAGGATTTGCCTTGAAAATTAAGGATGATAAGATCGTAATCCTTAGGCTGAATCATAAGCTTATATTCAAGTTTTTTTCCCCCATCTAGGATTTGGGTCATCTCATCAAGAGTAAATTGGTTTTTCCCGGTCCAATCGTGATAAACCTGAGGCTCGGTTTCCTTGGACTCTTTGTAATCAACTGCAAGCATACCAAAGAGATCATCATTGTATTGAATGACAGCGTAGGTTCGATCATTTTTCTTCCAGACTTGCCCGTTTTGAATATTCACAGTTGGCCTCCCTCTTTATTGTTACTACAGGTTATACCAACTATGGTATTACGTCAAGGGGTATTATCAACTGAAACGATGCGTGTTTATGGATATCTTTAAGATTTCACAGATTTGCCATCAGTGGAATTGGATGGTTTGTTGGCGGGCGTGGCCAGGGCTGTTAGGAGACTTAAGGGATTGAAGGGTACTCTTTCCGATGTTTGTTTTAATTCCGATTGGCAAATTCGATCTTTGAGGTAGCTGACGATTCTCGTTCTCTCGTCCCAATTGTGCGATTTTAAGATATTGAGAATCATCCAGATCGTTTCCAATTCTCGATCTTTTATTGGGTCGGAATTTTCTTTATGGTCCGGCATTACTCTGATCCTCAAAATACTTGTGAATCTGCATCATGATCGTTCCCTTGGAACCGTAAAAGATGGATTTCATCTCGTCAATTGGGCCGGTAATTTTTGGGTTTTGCGGGTCTGTGAAATCCATAGATCCGATCTTGCTGTAGATCTTTTTTTCACCTTTGTTCGGGTTGATGTTTTTGTAGAAATACACAATGCTCTTCGATTCCCAAAACGCCGGGTCATCAAAAGAATAATACATTTCTGGTTCGCGAATAGACGAGGCCTCCAAGAGAGGGAGAACAAAGAGGGGAGTGATAAAACCAATAGCCAATAGAAAGAGTCTCATGACCCAGACTCTAAAACTTTATTTTCAGGAATGCAAGAGGCGGCCATGAACAAATTGCGTGGACTCTCCATTCCACCGAACATTCCCCTGGTTCTGAATGACATCCCCATTCTGGCAAGTGCAAGCCAATGCAAAACTCCTCATCTCGTCGTCTCTCATCACGACAAATCCAGAGCTAGAACATTTTTCACATCGCGTTGGTCCCGAATTGACTGGTTCACAATGATCGAATATGGCATTCATAATTATTGGGTATGAGATCTTTTTTAGATCCTCGGACCTCAAGTCATAGAGCCCTGCCATGATGGCTTTAAAGGGTTTCCCCGAATTCACAATCTCGGATAGCATCGTGGCGAATTGATCTTTTTTGATGGGCTTATCTTGGAGTATGTATAAATCCCGTAAGCGTGACTCGACTTCAATTTCTTCTTTTGCTGTTAAGCATTGAACTAACTCGTTCATTTCTCTCCCTCACTTTTTGTTTTTCAATCTCCATCTCTTCTCTTTCGATTTGCTCTTTTGACTTGGTTGAATTCGGGATGATACCATTCCAATGTGCGGAAAGCGTTTTGATCGAGAAAGAGGCCCAGCCGTCTTTGGTAAACCAGCTCGTTTTACTTTTGCACATATGTCCAAGCATCTGGGCTTTCTTAACACAGGCCTCATAGCCGTGATCCCTAATCAACCGGGCCGTTAAGATAAAATCTGTCTTATCGTACTTGTAAGGTTCATTGGTCATAAGTTGGTAGGCTTTTTTGAATCGCTCAACAAAATCTTGGTTGGGGGCGAGGGAGTGGCCGTTGGTCTTTTCAACGGCTCTCTCTCTTTCTTCTTTCTTTAAAGTTTTCTTTCTTTTATTTAATAATAAGGTGTCGGGTAACTGATTAGTTACCTTTTTGGTAACTGATCCGTTACCTTTTTGGTAACTATTTAGTGACCTTTTGCCTGGTAACTGATTAGTTACCTCTAACTTATCCACAGAGTTATCCACAGAGTTATCCACACCCCAAACATTCCATTGTGGATACATTTTATTAAGTTTCAAGTATCCGTTTTCGAGCATAAGGACATTCATTTTGATTAGGTTTTTGAGTTCCCGTATGACTTGTTTCGGATTCATTCCTGTCTTAAGGCTTATGGCTTTGTAACCATCCCATTTCCATTTAGTCAGCTTCTTGTTCTTATCAGTATTATCCACCCAACCATATGTATCCCTGAAAAACCACCACAAGAGACGGTGCTGGGAACCATTTAGTTTAATTAGGGATAGAACATCAGCAATCTCATTGGCTATCCAGAAATATCCTTTTTCAATTTGAAAAGAAGGCATCTTCGCCAAACATTCGTCGTCGTTCTTCTTCAAAAAACCATTTTCATAAAGTATTTTTATAGCGTGTTGAATGTCATCTCTTGTCATCTCCCAATCATCCTTTATCCTCTCTCCCCTTCCACATTGCCTCCGAAAAAAGAAAGCCCCATTGCACGTCTATGAGAAATCGGTGGGATTTCGGGAGTGTGCAACAGGGCTAAATTGTGTTGTTTTATCTCCCATGGTCCCACCAGACCAATCGGCATTTAACTAAACGGACTTAGGTTTTGCAATCTCATTTCATATTTTTCTTATTTTGGGAGGAGGCGTAAATTTTTTGGAGATGAAGTCCTTGACTTATCGCATCGTCTAAGGCATGATGGTGAGTTCCAATCCGCTCGAATGGGATCCCTTTTCCAAAGAAATTCTTGAAGGTTTGATAGCACATATCGCGTGTGTAATGCCAAGGTGTTGGAATCTTACACGCCTCATAAGCATTCCTTAAGATGACATTATCAAATGTCGCTCCATTTCCCCATATCAAGTATTGGTTAACGGTTAGCCAATCTCGAAAGGCCATTAAAGCCAATTGAATGGTTACCGGACGATTCATAGCAGATTTTCGGCATGAATCGATTTGAGACATCCACCAATAAATCGTTGGCCCATCCACCTCGAGCCCGACATCGAGACACGATTGCAAGTCAATGACTCGATAATATTTCTGGCTATCTTCTATTTGATCCAATGTCTGGGGTTCGGATAAGTTAAACCGGTAGGCTCCAATCGATAAAAGGCAGGCATTATTCATTGTGGAGGCCGTTTCCAGATCCAGCATGACTGAATCCATTCTACCCATGAAAGAAATTAAGCCATCCTTTCTCAGTAATGAGATGATTCATAAACCATCCTGATAGAAAACCTGTTACGAATATCAGAAATACTTTTATTGCTGTCCAAATCGAACAAATTTTGTCGTAGATAGTCTTGGCATCCACTGTAAGATCGGCATCGTCTTCGTTATAAACAATCTTTTCGTACCGGACCCTTGCTCTCCCAAAGGCCACGCAATGGATAAATTCTCCGTGGTGGCTTTCTTGATTGTAGAGATATTCTTTTCTAAGCCAACATTCAAATTCCGGGATGTCGGCATTGATCTCTGACATTTAATGGGCTCATCCCCTCACAGCCGTGATAGGGATTATTTTAGATAGGATAACTCTTTATTTCAACTATTTAAAGTTGGCGGTTTTTTCCGTCGAGAAGTTTACTTTTTTATATTTATTTTATGAATCCAAATCTTTCGAGAATGAATCTTTCTGGATCATTATGCTGCAATGCACTCGTTCTTAAATTAGCAACTTGCATGACCTCTTC